ATGAAGAAGCTCGATAGCCTGCGAACGCACCTTCTCGTATCTGTTCCCGAAATCAGGAACAGTCCGGAGAAGATGGAGATATTTGTCGATAAGGGCGATGTCGCCGTGCGCGCGGGGTCGCTGTCGTTCGAATATAGCTACACCGCATCGCTGTGGGTGCAAGACTTTTCCGCCAGCGTCGACAAACTGTTGGTGCCGGTCCTGGCGTGGATCGCGGCAAATCAGCCCGATCTGTTCGAGAAGGGCGACCGCAAGCCATTTACGTTCCAGTCCGATCTGCTCGATGCCGAGACGTGCGACATCACGATCTCGATCAACCTGACGGAACTGGTCCGTGTCGAGCAGCAGGCGAAAGGACTGAAGGTCACGCACCTACCCGAACCCGTCATGCTCGATCAGTTTGACGGTGTCCCGACCGGCACCAAGCTATGGGCCGGTCTGATCGAAGACGTCGCCGGCACGATCGAGACGGTCACGCGATGAACGACTTCGCGCCGATCGAGCAGCTATGCCGGGATTTGCTGCTGCGCACGGCAGCGCCCGAGCGAGCGCGTCTCATGCGCTCGATCGGCCGCGAGATCCGCAAGAGCCAGTCCGACCGCATCGCGGCCCAGCGCGACCCTGACGGCGCGGCGTTCGTCTCGCGCCGCCCCAAGCCCGATCGCGGCAAAAAGGGCCGGCTGCGGCAGCAGAAGATGTTCCGCAAACTCCGGATGGCGAAAAGCCTGAAGGCTGGCGGCAACGCGGATGAAGCATGGGTCGGCTTCGCCGGCCGGGCGTCGCGGATCGCGAGCATCCATCAGGACGGTTTGTCGGATGCGCCCGCACCGGGGCAGGCGAAAGTCCGTTATGCGCGCCGCGTCCTGCTCGGACTGACGGAAGCAGAACAGCAGCGGATCCTCGACCTCATTCTCGCTCAGGTCACCGCGCGCTGATCTTGTAGAAAGCGTTTCTACAAGAGCGCGGCATAGCCATGCCGTCGCAACCGCGACGACATGGCCGGATCATGGCCGCCATCTCCACCACCGTCGATCTGTCGAGCCTTCCTGCGCCGATCGTCGTCGAGCAACTGTCTTTCGACCAGATCGTCGACCAGATGATCGCCAAGTTGCGCGTAGATTTGCCGGCTTTCGACGCGACGGTCGACAGCGATCCCGCGGTGAAGGTGCTGCACGTCGCCGCCTATCGCGAGTTGATCGTGCGGCAGGCGTTTCAGGACGGCGCTTTGCAGCTCTTCGTCGCCTACGCGACCGGCGCACGCCTCGATCATCTCGCCGCCCTGGTCGGCGTCACCCGCCAGATCGTCACGCCAGCCAACCCGACGACGGGCGCAGCCGCGATCTACGAAGACGACGATCGTTTGCGCCAGCGCATCGTTCTCGCGCCCGAGGGTTTCTCTGTCGCCGGCCCCGAGCTGGCCTACGTCAAGCACGCGAAGGACGCGTCGGCCGACGTCCTCGATGCCAGCGCGATCAGCCCGGCACCCGGTGAGGTCCTCGTGTCCGTGCTTTACCGCGATGGTGACGGCACTGCGCCCGCCGCGTTGATCGCGAAGGTCGCTGCCATCGTCAACGATCCCGCCATTCGCCCGCTAGGCGATCTCGTTACCGTCGCGTCGGCCCGCATCGTACCGTTCGTGGTCACCGCGCGTCTCGTCACCTTCGCCGGCCCGGATCCGGACCTTATCGTCGCGACCGCGCGGATCGCACTCACGGCGTTCCTTGCTGTCAATCGCAAGCTCGGCCGAACCATCACGCGGTCGGGTCTCACCGCGGCTCTCAGCCCGGCGGGCGTGCACCGTGTCGACCTCGATCTCGACGCCGACGTCGTGTGCGATGCGACGCAAGCCGCCAACTGCATCGCCATAGCGGTCTCGCACGGCGGGTTCGCGTCGTGACGCTACTACCGCCGAACGCAACGCCGCTGGAACGCGCGATCGAGGCGGCGACGGCGCGGATCAGCGACGTCACCGCGCCGATCGACACGCTGCTCGATCCCGCCGCAATTGATGCCGATTGGTTGCCGTGGCTTGGCTGGGGCCTGTCGCTCGATAGCTGGGACGCCGACTGGTCCGAGGCGGTCAAGCGCCAGGCGGTCGCCGAATCGATCGCGCTGCACCGGATCAAGGGCACGCGCGTCTCGGTCGAGATCGCACTGCGGCGCTTCGACCAGCTCGCGCACGTCGTCGAATGGTTCGAAGCGACACCGCGTGCCACGCCGCACACCTTCGAAGTCATCCTGCCGCTGACCGTCGACGGCGCCGCGCCCGGCGGTACGCGCGCGACCGCCGCCTTCGCCGAGGCCGTCATCCGGGAAGTGTCGCGCACCAAGCCGCTGCGCGAGCATTTCCAGTTCGTGCAGCTGCTCGCCGTTGCCGGCGCGGTCGGCGTCATGGGCGCGGTGCGCGCCACGCAGTCGCTCCGTCAGGACGTCACGCTCGCCGCCGCCCCGGCCGCGCCATGGGATGCCTACCTCCAGACCGAGGACGGCGAACCGCTGGAGGATGATTTCGGCATTTTCTTCGAGGACGCCCCCTGATGCCCCTGACGCTCACCTTCACCAATGCCGGCCTCGCGCGCTTCACCGCGGCGCAGCTCGGCAACGGCGCGGATCTCCGCGTCTCCGCGATCGGCCTGACCGATAACGCGATCGTCGTCGCGCCGACCCTGACCGCGCTCCCCGGCGAGTTTCGCCGCATCGCGACGGTCTCGGGCGCGCAGGTCGGCGACAACGTCGTGCATCTGATCGTGCGCGATGACGAAGCGGTGACCTACGGCTTTCGCGGCTTCGGGCTCTACCTGTCGGACGGCACGCTGTTCGCGGTCTACGGCCAGGCCGATCGCATCATGCAGAAGGCGGTCGGCGCGTCGAACATGCTGGCGGTCGATATCGCGTTTCCCGCCGCCAATGTCGCGGCGGTCACCTTCGGCGATACCAATTTCCTCAATCCGCCCGCGACGTCGACGACGAAAGGCGTGGTCGAGCTGGCGACCGACGCCGAGACGATCGACGGTGTCGACACGTCCCGCGCGGTGACGCCGATGGGCCTCAAGGCTCGGCTCGCCGATATCCTCGTCACGCTAGCCAACGTCGTTCCATTTGGTCGGCGCATCGACACGACCGGCCTGGCGACCGGCGGTCGAACGCTCGACGATGATATCACCATCGACGTCCCGCGCGCGACTGCGGAGGAGGCCGATGCCGGCGAGCTGACCACCAAGGCGCTCACGCCATCCAGCCTGGCGAACATCCTCGTCACGCTCGCCAACGTCGTTCCGTTTGGTCGGCGCATCAACACGCTCGGCCTGGCAACCGGCGGTCGAACGATGGACGCCGATATCACCATCGACGTCCCGCGCGCGACTGCGGAGGAGGCCGATGCCGGCGAGCTGACCACCAAGGCGCTCACGCCATCCAGCCTGGTCAACATCATCGCCTCGATTCTTGCGCGCGTGCCGCTGGCGCGCCGCGTCGATACGGCCGGTCTCGCGATCGGCGGAAACGCGCTCACGACCGACATCACGATCTCGGTCCCGGCCGCGACCGCCGGGCAGCTGCTCGCCGGCAGCGCAGGCAACGTCGCTGCGACGCCGGCCGCGCTCGCCGCTGCCGGCGTCGTCTATCTGGTCGAGGTCAAGTCGGAAGGCGCGAGCCGCTACCGGCGGTTTGCCGATGGCAGCGTCGAGATGACGGGCGTGTCCGCGCTACCGGTCAGCGAGGCCGCGTTCACGCTGAATTTCCCCTGGCCGTTCCCAACCGTCTGCGACGGGATCTTCGCGACGATCATCAACAGCGGCCAGTCGAACGACGGTCAATCGACCGTGCAGGAAGTGTCGCTCGGTGCCGCCAGTGCGCAGCTCTACGCACAGAATCACAAGAGCCCGACCGCCGACGCGGCCGGCGGCTTTCGCTGGTTCGCGCGCGGTCACTGATCCGCCCCGTGTTTCCCAATTTCCCAATCGAGGTTTGAACGATGGCGAAGATTTCCGCCCTTCCTGTGATGACGGTAGCCGATGGCACCGAGACGGTTCCGGTCGTTAAAGGCGGTCGCGCTGCGAAGATCGGTTTCGCGGCGCTGGCGCGGCTGATGGTCCCGTTCCTCGTCGACTGGTACAAGGGCGACCGAGGCGATCCCGGTGGCGATGCCAGCCAGGTCGGCACCAACGTTGCCGCGCGGGGCATGTCCTTCTCAGCGGGCATCGTCCGCATCCGCACCACCGGCTGGAACACCGACGGCGACGGGGGCGGCGCGCTGTACGACCGCTGGACCGCCACTATGGGTGCGCTCCCGGCGGCAGGGCAGAACGTCTGGTGGTTTCAGGCGGCCGACGCATCCAGATGGCAGCTCTCCCAAGAGCAGAACGTCACCACGCCGATGATCGGCGCACTCGGTAGTGCCGCGCTCACCGTCACGACCATCGCGCAGAACGTCGCGATCGGCACGGACGACCAGCCGGCGATTCAGGCGGCGCTGAATGCGCCGATGATCACCACGCTGTTCGTCACGCGGCAGCACTGGTTCGGCAAGGATATCCGCAAGCCGAGCGGGAAGCATCTGTGGGGCCTCAACCGGGCGACGTGCGGTTTCCACCGCATCCCCCTGGTCGGCAACCAGGTCCGACCGACGTTCGGCATCTACAGCGAGGACGACGATAGCGGGTCGTTCTCCGACTTCTTCGTCAACTGCCAGCGCTCGGGCTATGCGGGCCTGCCGGCCGACAATAGACAGCAGCTCCTAAACCGCTGCTCGGGCCTGATCGTCCGCCGCAACAGCCGCTACGTCCGCGTCTTGCGCGTCGACGTCTACAACAGCTGGGGATACTCGCATTATACCTGCGCGGGCTCCGAGGGGAACGCGGGACCAACGCCGCAAGCGATCATCCGCGAAGACTGCCGTGCCTATAACGGCGACACCTGTTTCGAGGAAACCGGGCTCGGCCTGACGCAGGACAATATCGACTGTTGGGGCTACAAGGATCCGATCGACGGCGGGCCATCGGTCTACATGGAGTGCGGCTTCCACACCTATTCCGGTGTAAAGCAGATCCGTCGCATCCGGTGCGGGTTTCGTGGATCCGCGCCTGCGGTACTCGACGCTATCGCGGACGGCGTCGACAGCGGCACGATCATCAATATCGACTGCGATTTCCAGACCAGCGGCGGGCAGTTCGCGATCACCGCCATCAACCCCGATCCGCAGGGCGTAGGCAATCCGAAAAACGTCGGCAGGAAGATCCTCGATTACCGCATCATCCGCACGAAAGCGATGCCGGACCATTTCTTCGACAACGGTGCGTCGCCGCAGGCGGTCCTCGCCACCTATGCCAACGTCACGATCGACGGCGGGGAGTTCGGTGGCGTCGGTATCTTCGCAGGGATTGAGGCGAAGATCACCATCCAGGGCGGAGCGGTTGTGATCGCCACGCGCGCCAGCGGGCCGTACGTCTTCGCGCTGTACGCGGACGGCACGGGCACGATCGACTGGTACGGCAAGGCCGGATCGGTGACTGCTCTCAACATCGAAACTCCCGAATATGCGAAGGTCGCGAGCGACTTCGGGGTCCGCTTCCACGACCTGCCTGCGCTGTCGCCAGCGCTGGCCGGGGGCGCGGGGGCACTCCCGCTCGATAAGGCCGACTATCCGGCTTCATATGTCGTGGCCCGGCGCAACGAAGAGCCCGCCACCGAACGCTATATCCCGGTTCCCGACCTGCTGACGCGCGACGCCACCGGGATGGTCTATGTGGGTGATGCGCTTGCCACGGGAGTGACGCTTGCGATGCCCGGCCAGGTGAATATCGTCGCGTCGGGACGGGCACTGCTGCTGACGTCCAGCAACGGCGACAACTATATCGAGCAGGGCGGCATCGGATCCGGCATGCAGTTCATCCGCGGGCATGAGTCGATCTTTCAGGTCGGCAACGTGTTCGCCGGAGATTTCCATCTTTGCACCGGGGCGACCAACCGCTGGACCGTCCAGGCGGCGGGGCATTTCGCAGCCGCGGTCGATAACGTCTACAGCCTCGGAACTCCCGCGTTGCGCGCCTCGGTCCTGTATGCCGGCACCGGCATAATCAACACGTCGGACGAACGCGAGAAGACGTGGCGCGGTGCTATGACTCGCGCCGAACGCCTCGCCGCCAGGGCGATCGTCGCCGAGCTGGGCTTCTACCAGTGGAACGACGCCATCGCCGGCAAGGGCGGCGCGGACGCCCGCTACCATTATGGCGCGCGCGCGCAGCGGGTCTGGGCGATCATGGCCGAACATGGCCTCGTGGATCCGCTCGATGCGGACGGTCGGCCGGGCAGCGCCCCCTACGCGTTCCTTTGCTACGACCAGTGGGACGACGTGATGGAGGACGTGATGACCGAGCGCTGCGGCCCGCCAGAGCGCGGTAAGGGCATGGACTACGTCAAGACCGGCGAGCGCGTGGCGCTACCGGCCGGCAACCGCTTCGGCCTGCGCGAGGGACAGATGACGCTGTTCCTGCTCGGCGCGCTGCTGGGCTGACGAACAGCCGGGTCTTGTAGAGAGCCTCTCTACAAGACCCGGCACGCGACGTTTGCGAATCCGCATTGCCATGGTGCGCGCATGTCCGACCCTGCCGACGTTCAACGCCTCATTGGCGACCTTGCGCGCGAAGGCACCGTCGTGTCCGTCGATCTCGCGTCCGCAACGTGCCGCGTCGAGTTCGCCAACGATCTGACCACAGGCGATATCCCTTGGCTTGCCGCCCGCGTCGGCAAGACGAAGATATGGTCGCCGCCTTCGGTCGGCGAACAGGTCGCCGTGCTTTGCCCCGAAGCCGACACGGCGCGCGGGTTCGTTATCGGCAGTCTCAGCTCCGACGCCAACCCGCACCCGGCAAACGACGGATCCACCTTGATCGAGTTCGAAGACGGCGCGCGGATCCTGTACGATCCGGACGGTCACTATCTGATCGCCGACCTGCCGGCAGGATCCTACGTCGAGGTCCGCGCCGACGACATCTATCTACGCGGCAACCTGCACGTCACCGGCTACGTCAAAGCCGACGGCGACGTGATCGGCGCGGGCAAGAGCCTCAAGGACCATACGCATACCGGCGTCCAGGCGGGCGCGGCATTCTCGGGGCCGCCGCGATGAACGGCATGGACGGCAACACCGGCGCAATGCTCGCCGGTGCCGATCACATCCGCCAGTCGATCGCCGATATCCTTGGCACGCCGCTCGGCACGCGCATCGGTCGACGCGAATACGGCAGCGAACTGCCCGAGCTGTTCGATCAGCCGATGAACGAGCTGGGCCGGATCCGCATCTTCGCGGCAACCGCCCTCGCCATCATGCGGCAGGAGCGGCGCGTGCGCGTCTCGCGCATCGGCCTCGGTAGCGGTGCCGAACCCGGCTCTTTTGCCCTCCGGATCGTCAGCAGGCGCGTCGACGTCGCCGCCCCGATCGCAACGCTCGACCTCACCATTCCCGTCCGCGCGGCCTCCGCGCTCACCGCCTGAAAGGACTACGCATGACGTTTATCCATGGGATCAGCGTAAAGGAGACCGCCAGTGTCTCGCGCACGATCACGACGATCGGTACCGCCGTCATCGGCCTGGTCGTGACCGCACCCGCCGCCTCGGCCGATGTCTTCCCGCTCAACACGCCCGTTCTCGTCGGCGCACCGACCTCGGCCATGACGATCGCCGACGCCATCGCCGCGGCTGGAGCAACCGGCACGATGAAGGGCGCGCTGCTCGCCATCGCCGATCAGGTGCGCTGCCCGGTCGTGATCGTCCGCGTCGCACCCGGCGCCGACGCCGCGGCCACGGACGCAGCAGTCATCGGCGCCGACGTCGCCGGCATCAAGACCGGCATGCAGGCGCTGCTCGCGGCCGAAGCGCAGGTTCGATATCGCCCGCGCATCATCGGCGCACCCGGTCTCGACACGAAGGCGGTCGCGATCGGGCTGGCGACCGTCGCCAAGCGGCTGCGCGGCATGGCCTATGCCGGCGCGGTCGGTGCCGATCGCACGGCCATCGTCGCGTACCGCGGGAACTTCACCCAGCGCGAGCTGATGCTGATCTGGCCGGACTTCACCGCGCCGCTCGGCGCGAACGGTGCCGACGTGCCGAGCTTCGCCGTCGCACGCGCGCTCGGCCTGCGCGCCGCGATCGATCAGGACCAGGGCTTCCACAAGACGCTGTCGAACGTGCCCGTTGTCGGCGTCGACGGCCTGACGAAGGACGTCCAGTTCGATCTGCAGGACGCCGACGCCGACGCGAACATCATCAACGCCGCGCAGATTACCACGATCGTCCGCATCAACGGCGAGCTGCGCTTCTGGGGCAACCATACCTGCGCACCTGCCGACGATGCCTTCACGTTCGAAAGCGCGACGCGCACCGCGCAGGTCCTCGCCGATTCGATCGTGGCGGGCGTGCTGTGGGCGATCGACAAGCCGCTGTTGCCGAGCCTAGCGCGCGACATCGTCGAGCAGATCAACGCCGCATTCCGCAAGCTGAAGGCGGGCGGGTACATCCTCGGCGCGGAGGCGTGGTTCGACGCGGCGAAGAACCCGACCGCGCAGCTCAAGATGGGCAAGCTCGCGATCAGCTACCGCTACACGCCGGTCTATCCGCTCGAATGCCTCGGGCTCGAGCAGCAGATCACCGACGAATATCTGGCCGACTTCGCGCAGCTCGCGGCGACCGCCTGACCTCACCCTCTTTTCGTAACGGAGAAACGCGATGGGCCTGCCCCGCAAATTCAAAGACGGCCAGTTGTTCAACAACGGCAACCGATACCTTGGCGAGTGGGCAAGCGTCACTCTGCCCAAGCTGACCCGTAAGCTCGAGGACTGGCGCGGAGGCGGCATGGACTCGGCCGTAAAGATCGACATGGGCGGCGACGCCATGGAGATGGAATGGTCGCTTGGCGGACCAATGAAGGACGTTCTCAGCCAGTACGGTGAAACTGACATTGCGGGCGTGCAGCTCCGCTTCGCCGGCGCCTGGCAGCAGGACGATACCGGGGATGTCGATCGGATTGAGGTCGTGATTCGGGGCCGTCACGAAGAGATCGACATGGGCGAGATCAAGCCCGGCGAGGGTGGCGAGTTCAAGGTGAAGACCGCGCTCTCCTACTACAAGCTCACCTGGAACGGCGAGACGCTGATCGAAGCCGATCCGTTGAACGGCGTGCTGATCGTCGGCGGTGTCGATCGCCGAGCCGCGATCCGCAACGCCCTCAACTCCTAACGCGCTGGGGCGTCCCGCCGACGCCCCATACGCCAAAACCTCCCCGGCCGAACCGCGGCCCTGATCCACGAAAGACCCATGCCATGACCGAGACCGCCATCCTCAGCAGCTCGACCAGCCTGCGTATCGTCACGTTCGATTTTCCTCTGAAGGTCGGCAACGCGACTATCGAATCCGTCCAGGTCCGCAAGCCTGCCTCGGGCGAGCTTCGCGGCACCACCATGATGGCGCTGTCGCAGCTCGACTACACCGCGCTCGAAACACTGCTGCCGCGCATCACCACGCCGCAGCTCACCAAGCACGACATCGGCCAGCTCGACCCGGCCGACTTCATGCAGCTCGGTGGCGAGGTCATGGATTTTTTGCTGCCGAAGTCCGCGAAGGATGCGGCCTCCCCAACGACGTAGGCGAGGCGATGGCGGATATCGCCCTCGTCTTTCACTGGTCCCCCGAGGTCATGAGCGCGATGCCGCTCGGCGAACTCATGGGCTGGAGGACCAAAGCGGCCAAGCGCCACAATCCCGAAAGCTGACGCATGGCCGATCGCAATCTTCGTATCCGTATGCTGCTGGAGGCGGGTGACAAGGTTACCCGCCCCCTTCGCGATATCGCCAACGGATCCTCGCGCACCGCGCAGGCGCTGAAGCTCACCCGCGACAAGCTGAAAGAGATCGAGCGCGCGCAGGCCGACGTCGGAGGCTTCCGCGAATTGAAGGCGGGGCTGCGCACGACCGAGCAGGCGATGCAGTCGGCGCAGACGAAGGTCGGCCGCCTCGCTCAGGAGATCGAGCAGACCGCTACGCCTACCCGCGCGATGACGCGCGAATTCGAACGGGCGAAACGCGAGGAGCAGCAGCTCACCCGCCAGCACGATCTGGACGGTCGCGCCCTGCAGGAGCTGTCCCTGCGCCTGCATACGGCCGGCGTCGACGTCAACGATCTGGCGGGCCATGAACGCCGCCTGCGCACCGACGCGATGCAGACGAACCGCGAGCTGCAGGAGCAGTCGCGCCAGCTCGAAGAGACCAGCAATCGCCAGCGCCGGTTCGGCGCCGCCCGCGACCGCTTCACCCGCGGCCAGGGGCTCGCCACCGGCATGGCGGCAGGCGGTGCGGCGTCGCTCGCCACCGGCATGGTCATGGCGCGGCCGATCCTCGGCGGAATCGAGCAGGCGCAGGCGTTCCAGTCGGGGATGACCGACATCGCGCAGAAGGCGGACCTGACGCGCGTCCAGGCGGACAAGATGGGCGCGAGCCTGTTGATCGCGGCGCGCGCGGCGAACCAGATGCCGGAGGATCTGCAGAAGGGCGTCGACACGCTGTCGGGCTTCGGTCTGGATCCGACCAAGGCCACGCAGATGATGAAGCCGATCGGGCGCGCGGCGACCGCGTACAAGGCGGAGATCGACGATCTGTCGGCCGCAGCGTTTGCGGCGAACGACAATCTGAAGGTGCCGATCTCGCAGACCGGCAAGGTCATCGATATCATGGCCGAGGCGGGCAAGGCAGGCGCGTTCGAGATCAAGGATATGGCGGGCGCGTTCCCGTCGCTTACCGCCGGCTATCAGGCGCTCGGGCAGACCGGCACGCGCGCTGTCGCGGATCTGGCGGCTGCGTTGCAGATCGCGCGCAAGGGTGCCGGCGATTCGGCGTCGGCCGCGACGAACGTGTCGAACATCATTCAGAAAATATCGTCCCCCGCGACGATCAAGGCGTTCTCGAAATTCGGCATCGATTTGCCGAAGGCGCTGAAAAAGGCATATGCCGAGGGCAAGACCCCGCTCGAGGCGATTGCCGAGCTGACGAAGAAGGCGACCAAGGGAGATCTCGGCAAGCTCGGCTTCCTGTTCGAGGACAGCCAGGTGCAGCAGGGCCAGCGCCCGATTATTCAGAACCTGAAAGAATACCGCGATATCCGTGCGAAGGCGCAGGCGGCGAACGGTACTACCGACACCGACTTCGCCGAGCGCATGAAGGACTCGGCCGAGCAGACCAAGGCGCTGAAGGTGAACGCCGCGGCGCTGGCGATCTCGCTCGGCAACACGCTGCTGCCGACCGTCAATGTCGTCCTCGAGCGCGCCGGTGCGTTCGCCGACCGGCTTGCCACCTGGTCGCAGCAGCACCCGGCGCTGACCCGCGGGATCGTGCTGTTCGCAGGCGGCCTGTCGGCGCTGTTCATCGTGTTGGGGATCGGCGCCATCGCGCTCGCCGGTATCGTCGGGCCGATGTACCTGTTCGCCGCGGCTGCAACCTATACCGAGATGGCGTTGCTGCCGATCATTGGCATTGCCGCGGCGATCGTTCTTGGCATCGCTGCGCTCGCGATCGGCGTCTACGCGATCTACTCGAACTGGGGCGCGATCACCGGCTGGTTTGCCGGAATCTGGGCGGGGCTGAAGGCGATCGTCGGCAGCGCGCTCGGGTGGTTTTCGGCACTTCCGGCGCGCTTCGGCGAGTTCGGGCGCAATATCATCGCCGGTATGATCGGCGGTATCACCGGCATGCTGGGGCAGCTGAAGGCGTCGATCACCGGCGCTGCATCGTCGGCCGCGACCTGGTTCAAAGAGAAGCTCGGCATTCATTCGCCCTCGCGCGTGTTCGCAGGCTTTGGCGGGTTCATGATGGAGGGGCTGTCGAACGGCATTGACGGCGGTGCCGGCGAACCGGTGCGGCGTCTCGATAGCCTGTCGCGCCGCATGACCGCGGCTATCGCAGTCGGCACCGCCGTGCCGGCCATGGCGACGGGCGTGCCGGCGGGCGGGCCGTCGAACGGCTTGCGTGCGAGCGCACCGCTCGCCGCCCCGGCCCCGATCACCATCAAAGTCTACGGCGCACCCGGGCAGAGCGCCGAAGACATCGCGAAGGCCGTTCGGGACGCGCTCGCCGAACACCAGCGTGAGCAGGCAGCGAACGGCCGTTCCGCCTTCGCCGACAAACCGGACTGGGAGTGACGGGAATGCTTTTGGCTATTGGAATGTTCGCCTTCTCGATCCCCACGATCGTCCATGACGAGCTGCAGAGGCGATCGTCGTGGATCCACGCGACCTCGCCGCGGATCGGCGCGCGGGATGCGACACAGTTCGTCGGCGTCGGAACTGAGACGATCTCTCTGCGCGGCGTTGCGCATGCCGAGTTGAGCGACGGTCGCGCGTCGCTCGACGAGCTGCGCGACATGGCCAATACCGGCACCGCCTGGTCGGTCGTCGACGGCGCGGGGCAGGTCTACGGCGCGTTCGTGATCGAAGGGATCGACGAGGGGCTGAAGGAACTCGGCCCAGACGGTCGACCGCGCAAAATCGAATTCAGCATCGACCTTCTCCGCGTGGACGACCAGGCGAACGCGTCATGATCGCCAACATTCCCGACGTCCGCGTCACGCTCGACGGCAAGGATCTGACCGGCACGCTGCAGCAGGACGTCGCTGCAGTCGACGGCAGGATCCGCAAGCGGCTGATCTCCCTGTCGATCTCCGAAAAACGCGGCGAAGCGGCCGACCAGCTCGATATCGTTCTGTCCGACGCGGACGGGCGCTTGGCGCTGCCCAAGACCGGCGCGGTGTTGACCGTGCACCTTGGCTGGAAACAGGGCAGCGACGTCAAGATCGGCCTGGTCGACAAGGGCAGCTTCAAGGTGGACGAGGTCGCGCATTCCGGCCCGCCCGATGTCGTCACGATTCGCGCGCGGTCGGTCGACTTCACCAGCGACCTGAAGACGAGGCGCGAGAAGAGCTGGCATAGCACGACGCTCGGCGCGATCGTTGAGGAGGTAGCGAAGCATCACGGGCTGAAACCGAGCTGCGCGCCCGCGCTGGCGTCGTTTGTAGTCAAGAGCAAGGCACAGAGCCGGGAGAGCGATCTCGCCTTCCTGCGCCGCCTAGGGCGCGAACACGATGCCGTTGCCACGATCAAGCGCGGGCGGCTGATCCTTTCCCCGATCGGGAAAGCGACGACCCCGGCCGGGCGCGCGCTGCCGGCATTGACGATCAACCGGCACGACGGCGACACGCACAACTTCAGCCGCCAAAAGCGCGACGACGTCCCCGGCGTGTCCGCCACCTGGCACGATCGCAAGGGTGGCAAGCGCGAAACCATCACCGCAGGCAAGGTCGACGGCGCCAAGAAGCTATCGCAGGTCTACGGCACCGAGGCCGATGCCAGCGCCGCTGCGAATGCGGCGCACAGCCGCGCACAGCGCGAACCGGTCTCACTGGATCTGAGCCTCGCGCTCGGCCGACCGGACATTTCGCCCGAACAGAAGATGATGGTCCTCGGCTACAAACCCGAAATCGACGCGGTCGCGTGGATCGTCGGCGAGGTATCGCACAGCCTTGGCGACCGAGGCTATACGACCAAGCTTAAGCTGGAAGCCGCTGGCTAGACACGATTTCTTAGGCGGCCCAATTTATGTCCAAATATAATCCGATTGACGATCGTCAGAACGGTAAACGCGCGCTATGATGGCGGTCGCCACGTGTCGGGGTCGTGACGTAAATGAAACTTATCGAACTGTTTTGCGGCAGCGGAGGATTCTCCCGCGGCGCGCATGCTGCGGGATTCGAGGTCGCCGTCGCATACGATATCGACCCCATCCTCACGTCGTCGTACCGCACTAACTTTCCGGATACCAAGCTCCGAAAGCGGGACGTCGGAAAGCTGACAGGCAGGGAAATCGAGCTCCACGCCGGCGGCAAGGTGTTCGGCGTGTTCGGCGGGCCACCCTGTCAGGGCTTTAGCGAGATCGGCAAGCGGAACCCGAACGATCCGCGCCGTGAACTGCTCGGGCATTTTTTCCGGATCGTCGCAGAACTCAAACCCGCGTTTTTCGTCATGGAGAACGTGCGCGGCCTAGCGTATCCGGGGGCCAGGCCCGTGCTCGACTTGGCTTTGAAGACCGTCGAGGACGATTACGACCTTCTCGGCCCCGTTGTATGGGATGCGTCGAAGTTCGGCGCCGCTACCAAGCGCCACCGCATGTTCGTGATCGGTATCCGCAAGGAGCGCGGAACGCCGCTAACCCTCGATCATATGACGCCGTATCTTGCCGCGCCGGCTACGGTAGCCGACGCTATCGGCGATATCGTCGGGGCCGTTGGCGTGAAGCCCCTCAAGAAGTCGTTGTCGATCGATCGCTGGCGTTTGGATCCGAAAGCCGAGGCGTCGGACTACGCCAAGCGTCTTCGGTCTAAGGACGGCATCTTCACCGGACATCTGCCAACCACCCACACTGCCTCCGTCCTCGAGCGTTTCGCCGCAGTAAAACCGGGCGAGTACGATAAGATCGGGCGCCACCCGCGTCTCGATCCGGCGGGTCAGTGCCCTACGCTGCGTGCCGGTACTGGCGTGGAAAAGGGATCGTTCCAGTCTGTACGGCCGATCCATCCGACGCTCGACCGCGTCATCACTGTTAGGGAGGCCGCACGGCTGCAAGGTTTCCCGGATGCGCACGTCTTTCATCCGACGATCTGGCACAGCTTTCGAATGATCGGGAACAGCGTTTCGCCGATCATGGCGCGCGTCGTCTTCGAAGCCATTCGCGAACGACTTGGCCTGCGTCTTCGTGAGGACGGACATGCGTACCTGCCGGAACCGACACGAGAAGTGGAGTTCGAACCTGAGCCCACGCCTGAGTTGGTTCAGGCAGCCGAGGCTACGCGGCACCGAGCGGGGGTCGTCGTTCTTGGCAGATTCCGCAGTCCCGCTATGAAAACGAGTAAGCTTGCGGCCCGGCGAAGGAAGAGCGCTGGTCGATAGACTCACACCGGAACGGCGGTCGTGGTTGATGTCGCAGGTGCGAGGCAAAGACACCTCGCCAGAGATGCGGGTGCGCCGCGCTGCCCACGCTTCCGGTCTGCGCTTCAGACTGCATCGAAAGGATCTGCCGGGGAAACCCGATCTTGTGTTCGCCAAGCACCGCGTCGCGCTATTCGTCCACGGGTGCTTCTGGCACCGGCACTCAGAATGTAGCAAAGCATCGATGCCAAAATCGCGTATCGAATTTTGGAGCGCCAAGTTCGATGCGAACGTGGCGCGAGATGCGCGAGTTACCACTGAACTGCAAAGCGCGGGTTGGCGCGTCGTTACGGTTTGGGAGTGCGAGACGAAATGTCCCGTGCAATTAAACTCGCTGCTAGCAGCGCTAATAAACGGTAAATCAGTTAAACCTCAGTAAGAAACTTGCGCAAACGATGGATAATGAAGATAATATCGCTCGAAGGAAGATAGCTGATCTTCCTGAAGATCGAATCCTAGCTTCCTTACCGCAGCCCGGGTTAACTTTTTAGGGCGCGGCAACTGGGACTGCAAGACTGCAGCTTCGCGTACGGTAAGATGAGGCGCGACGATTCGCATTTCGGGCGCGGCTGGCCAACCGGGAGAGGATATAGCAGCGCGAGCCGAAGATGACGCGCCTGGTTTGGGAAGTACGCCGCCGATCGTGACCATGGTCGCCGTATCCTGGTAGATCATATTGAATGCGGGAATGAAGCCGCCAGGGCGACCGGACTCGACCGCAGCGGAGATCATCAGTTCGGTCGTAAGTCGCGCGATAGTTTCCGGAAGGCCTTGGTCGACGTCGTCGCGCGTCAACTCGGGTAGCGATTTGCTAAATAGCCGTTCCAGTATGGCCCTCCGATCTTTCGGTAGCGCATAACTCTTTCGATCATCGGACGCATCGAACGTTATCAACAAAATGCTGTTGGGGGGAGCGTTCTCTACGACCGAACGGATATCATCGACGATGTCCGAGTTGAATGCGCAGTCGTAATCCAGCCAAACTATCCAAGGCCTGTCACAAATAGACGCGTCAAGGTAAAGATCAGGAAGGGCATCGTTAGATTTTTTGTTGACTATTCGCACCGTGCGATACGGAAGGTTGAACTTTGCGCGAGCAAATCCGATATCGTTTGACTCCATCGATACCATATCCTTGATACCCAAGTTCTTATGCGCAATTTGAAAGTCGCTGAACCAAACTGATCCAAACCCCAAGTAAACTTGATCAAAAGTATCCATGGCATTCTGCAGTCTCTTCAGACCGTCGAAAGCCAGCGCTCGCTCGATGCTCTTACTAGGGCGTAAGCTGTAGTTGACTTTGTCAAACGATGCCTTCGTATCGCTGGACATCAGTCGCGGCCAACATAGTCAAGGTACGCGTATTCGAAAGTACGCGTTCCAATCTCGCGATAGGCCATGGACGCGTCGCCCATCGCTGCCGCCAACGCCTGATACCTCTCAACCGAAACGGTATAACTAATATTTGCAACGGCCTGCTTTGGCTTGACAGGTATGTCTGCCATTTGGGCCATGCTCATCTTGGCACGCATAGGTATTTGGTAGAATGGAATAGCAATAGTCGCGTCTTCCAGCTTTTTAGCTTCTACAACGACTGGTTTACGAACATTGGTATATTGAGTCCACTGCTTTGCTATGTCGCGCATATTCGGCCGCGCCGATCGAAAAACAGTTGAGGTAGTATCGATACTTCGTTTGGTGGTCGTGAGCGGGAGCAATTCGGCATCGGCCGAACTAAACAGCACGATCCCGATGAAGCCGTTGTACTGACCATGCCATTGCGGCCAACCTTCCGTGCCCCAACCGGCGGCGGCAGTTTTATCGCCTGCGAGTACAACGCGGCCGTTGCATATGACATACCATCCCCAGCGTTCGTCGCCGTTCGCCTCGTCCGCGGCATTTGTTTCCGGGGGCGGTGCGCCCATTCCCGCGATGATCTCTATCTGGACTTTACCATCGCCTACATCGATTGAGCGTTTCGTTCGGATCGGCTGATAGTCTCCGCCACTACGAAGTAACAAAGAGGCGCCTGTAACGGCAGCGCCATTGAGCGTGATTTTGAGTCCGTAATGCAAGTGAAGCGTGTAGTCTCGCCCAAGAATCTTCTTAAGTTCGCGTAAAAAGTTGGGGCTTCCAAACTCCGCAGAAGTTTCTGAGGTGAGATTTTTAACTACAAGGTGAACCCCAGCGACCGCGCCTGCCTTAGCCTCGTAAATCGGGAAATCCCAATCTGCCTCGTTCTGGGGTTTTAGCCATTCGGTGACATCGATAGGAACGCGATACGCATCCAATGCATCTTGGTCTTCGTCGAAATAGGTACTGGTGATGGCAATGTCGCGACCCATCTTGAACACCGCGCGTTTCATGCCGATTCCATAAACGCCAATGCTGAAATCATCACCCTCGTCGACATCACGCCGACCAAACGTGAAGGCATATTCCTGCGCTTCCGACAGTGGAATGCCACCACAATTGTCTGTCACCGAAAATTCGTTCGGCTTAACGACCAGATCTATTTTGTAGGCGGAAAGATCGGCCTCTTCGTCCAAGCTCGCTGGACGGCCTCCTTCTGCCTTCCAAGCGCCATCGATGCTGTTGTCGATGAGGTCGAGAATGCAGTCTTCAAGTGTGATATCGCGCGTGATCATACGCACGAAAAAGCTCTTCGTCGGGTTGCCGTTCGCACCCTTCTTTAGCTTTGCCACGCTATTCTCCCCGGAACTTTATTAGGCGATAGAGGTCGGTCATCCGACCTTGCGTATAGACATATCGTCTGTCTCTACACGGCCGTCGTTTGTCCAACCTGCCCAAGCCCCGATGCCATCGCCGAGCCCCGCGTGCAGACGCAATTGAAAAACACCATCATATCCCCGATCATCGCCGTCCGGATTGTACCATCGGCCTGTTACCGTAAGGTTCTTGAGCTTGCCCAAGAACGTACATTTTTGGCGGCTACCGTCGACCAGGGTTGTGCACGTCGTGAATGTCACGTTCGAAAAGAGTCGCCGGATCTGAACAGTGTCGACGTTATTCGGGCGGTACCGAGTACTGCTCACCTTCCAGGAAACCTCCCATTTGCCACCGAATGGCTTCTGTGGTGACAGGAACCAGATCAGGCGTATAGTTCGCGCATTGTTGGTAGCGGCTTTAATCGGCTCGCGCATAACAAGCCGCATTCCCAAGATAGCCATTCCAGTAACAGCGCTGATCGCGGCGGTTTTCCAGTCGATCTCGGTGAGAATCTGCCAGCTTCTAGCGACTAAACTGGGCATCATTTGCGTCGCACCGCACTGCTCTCCAACGCCCCCACTCCCCGCGGGTCGGTCGTGCCCGCCCGAGCTGTGGTCAATTCGATATCGGGTAGCCCGATCGAGTTGTTGAGCAACTCGCTGTAACTCTGCGTCATTGTGCAATCCCGCTCATTGCGATGCTGATAGCATTGGTCCTGCAAATGCGTCCCGGAAATCGATCGGAAATGATCGACGTCTCGCCCCGTCAAACCGGCTTAACCACGCGAGTGATGCGACCGATTATATTGATTTCGTCGGGGTGGGCCGTGTCGGGCGGCACCTCACTGTTGTCGGAGAGGATCGTCACCTTGTCGCCGCGGATGCGCAGGCGCTTGATCATCGCCATGTCGCCGATCGTGAAGGCCCAGATCAGATCCTGGTCTTCGACCCGGCGTTCCGATCGGTCGATCAGCACCATGTCTCCGTCGCTGATCGTCGGCGCCATCGAGTCGCCCTTGCCCCGCGCCCAGGCGAGGCTGGCGGGCGCGCTGTGCGTGAGCTGATCGACCCAGATCTTCGGGAAATGAATGAGGTCGACGCCGATCCGATCGTCGGCGAACGTCGCGCCCATGCCGTAGGCCATGTCGACCATCGCGATCTCGACCAGGTCGAGATGCTCGGCAATGTCTTTGCCGGTGGGGGGTGGAACAGCGCCTTCGCTGGGATCATCGGTCTCGCCTTGCAGATAGGCCGTGGACGTTTGAAGGCCGCGGGCGATCGCCGGGAGACTTTTCGAACCCGTCTTATTCCGATTGATTAAGGCATGGATGGCGGGCTGCGTAAGGCCTGCTTGGCGAGCAAGCTCGGACTGAGTCATCCCGAGCGATTCAAGTCGCGCGCTGATCCGTTCCCCGAGTGTCACGCGATGAAAGTATAGCTTGAGTTATTATCCGCGAGCAAAATACGGGAATTGACTCCTGTATCACTGCAGTTATAACGCCAGTTATGACGCAACCGACCACTCCATACGAAGCCTTGAAGAAAGCGGCCGATATTGCCGGTTCACAGGCGGAGCTGGGCCGCATGTGCGGGGTATCGCAACCGGCCGTCTGGAAGTGGTTGCAGAGCAGCAAGCGGTTACCGGCAGAGCATTGCCTTACCGTCGAGCGCGAAACCGGTGTTTCGAAGCATTTGCTGCGCCCTGACATCTATCCTGCGGATCTATCGTCGATCTCTCTCCCTGTTGACGATGCATCCGGATCCGTAGGCTCTGGTAGCCCGACCGTCGATTTCGATCGGGCCACCATTTTGAAGCGGGCTGGGGCATGACGGAGGTTCGTGTCCCTCATGGTTTCGCTGCAGCTATGAAGCAGGTTGCGGATCTTATCGATTGGCCCGCTTGCGCCGCGATCGCGGGGAAGACCGTCCGCAATGTACAATACTGGGGGCAAGATAGCTGCTCCGCCACCCCGCCAATTGCTACCGCTCTCGCGTTCGACGTCGCGTTTCAAAAGGCTGGTGGCGAAGGTGCCCCATTCCGCGACGCGTACGTGTTCCAGTTCAAGGAAGTGATGACGGGTCAGGACGCCTGCCGTCGCGCCTTGGCGGAGGCCATCGCTGAGGTCGCTCGCGAGAGCGGCGATGCGCTCGCCGCATCGATCGAAATTACCCAATCCAACGCCTCGCCGCTGTCGACGCTTCGTGCGTCCGCCGAGGTCGGCCAGTTGCTCGCTGCCGCCAACCGGCTGGCGCGACGCTTGGTGCCTTTCCATACGGCCGGCGTGTTGCCGGTCGCACGGGAAACCGGGGGCTTACAATGACGACCAAGAGAACACTTACCAGACTGCCCGCAATCGCCTGCCCGCATTGCGAAGCGAAGGCTATCGTACGCGACAGCACCGAGATCACGCCGATGGTGCGCGAGCTGCGGCTCAGCTGCACCAACGACGACTGCGGGCATACGTTCGTGGCGCAGCTCAGCGTCATCCGCACGATCCGCCCCAGCGACATGGCCCGGGAGGGCGTCCGCCTCCCTTTCGGGGCGTGGTTGAAGCGCCCGGCCAATGACGATCATCCCAACCCGGCCAACGACGATCACGGCTTAGCCGCCGCGATCGCTGCGACCATGCCCACCTGATCCCCGCGGCCTCGGCCGCACCCGTCACGACCAAGACCGACCCGAACCGAAAGCCCCCGCTTCCGGAAACGCCGCTCCCTTGTCTTAAAGGATTGTTCAATGATCCATTTCGCGTTGCCCACTGAACGATGCCGCTCGGCACCGTCGCTGCTCTCCACGCTGAGTCCTGCCGGCTATCTGAAGCTTCGCCGCAAGGCCGCTGGCCTGTCGATCGATACCGTCGCTCGCCGGATCTCCGCGAAAAACCAGGCCGAGGCCAAGGCACTGGTCTGCCTGCTGGAAACCGAGGGCACGAAGGCGCGCTATCGCGAGACGATCAACGCGTTTGCCGATGCCTTCCCGATCGACGCCGACGTCTACATGCAACTGCGTGACGCGCCTGCCGATCAGCATCCCCGGATCTGTCGCGGATGCGGTTGTAGCGAATGGGATCCCTGCGTCGCGGGCGACGGCACGCACACCTGCAGCTGGCATGGCCTGGCGACCTGCACCCGCTGCGTTGGCGAGCCTGCCGTTCCGGTGCATCAGTGATCGGCGCCGTCGCAACCCGGCGTCCGAACGCCGAACGCCGCATGCGTCAGCGCCGCGCCGTCAAGATCGTCTTCCTGGTCGCTTCCGCGGTGATCTGGGTTCCGATCGCGATAGTCATGCTCGCGGCTCGCGTTTCGGATCGGCGCGGCTGATGCTGCACGATGTCCTCACAGGCTTGGCGCTGACCGTATTCGGCGGCGCAGGCGCGACGGCGATCGGCGTGATGCGTGCGTCCCTAGCGCCGCAGTGGAGCCGAATCTGCCGGCTGGCACTCGGCAACGTCGAGCCTGCATTCAAACCCTTGCCTGCGACGCCGTTCGCCAAAGCGGCTCGCTCGTGACGTGGGCGACGTCACAGTCTGTGGCGGTGATCGTGCTCTTTACCGAGGGCTCGGCCGAACCGGCAAACAGTGCGACGTCCTCGCCGTTCGCCGAGACCACGCGTCGATCCGCTTCGACGACGGGCAAGCCGTCCTCTGCCTCGCGAAGGATCTGCTCCCTGTCCGACGCCGCCCCCCGCCCATGTTCTGACAAGCGCCCAGGTCTTGTTGAGACGCTCTCTACAGGACCGGCGGCTGGCGGCCGTGCCGGATTGTCTCTCACTGACAGGAACCCTATGATGATCAGCGCCGCTCCCCTCGAAGCTCGCCAGTCTCACCCATCGTCACAAGACACGAACTGTTCCCAAAAGCGGGAACAGCGCGGCATGCCGGTCGAAATGGTCAGGATCATGGGGTTGGACACCGCAGCCCAGCTTCTCGGCAAGGGCCGGCTTGCTGACGAACTCTGCATCACGGTTCGCGCCCTCAACTACAAGATCGACGCCGGGCGCGGCGTATCCGATGCAGACGTAGTCGCAGCGGCCCGCGGCCTCGAAGAGCGAGCCGAGCGGTTTCTCGCGCACGCGCAAAAGTTGAGGGCCGTGATCGCACCCGCCGCGGCCGATACCGTGACCGCCGCACCGTTGGGACAGGCGAGCATCGTTCTCGCTCACTGCGACCACGTCGAGCGCTTCGCCTATGAGCGCCAGGGCAACGGGCTCGATGCGTCACCTCACATGCTCGCAGCGGCGGCAAGGAAGCTCGTGCAGGCGATCTTGCCCAAGACCATCCAGTGAACGCTCCGTCACTCATCAAACTCTCGCGCAAACTGATGCGAGCGGCCGACGTCGGGAAAGGCGTCCGGATCGAGTCACCCGACCTCGACCTACTCGGAAGTCTTGGGCTCTTCGACATCATCAATCGCGCCGTAGCCGACTACTTGAAAGAACAGACACAATGCCGCGACGCGCTCCGCCGCTTTACCAAAGAGGGAAATATTGGCTCGCCCATGACGAACGGTCGGACGGAACCCTTCGGACCCCCAATCTCTACATCTGGTGGTACGATAGCGGAACGCGACGCGAGCGCAGCACGTCGACGTCTACAAGCGACGTAGCGGCGGGCATCCTGGCGCTCGACAAGGTCTACCTCGCCGACAAGGACGAAGCACCGGCTTTCTGCCACGCATGCGGACAGCCGCTTGCGCAAGCGCAGGCGTATCTGCTGACCGACGCCATCGCCGACTATAAAATCGAGTGGGGCAACACGCGCGCCTCGGCCGATACGATCTCGGGCCGGCTGGCACATGCAGTCGCGTTCCTTGATGCGGAGCAAGCTCTTGGTGCGGAAGGCCGCTTCGGTCACTCCACGAGCTGCGCCACTGCGTGCGGCACGGTCTTCGTCAACGCCTTCCGCGCCTGGTCCCGCTTACAGCCGGTTGAGTGGCGCAACGGCAAGGGCGAAGTGACCGTGTCGCGGCCGCGCTCGCCGGCCGCGACCGAGGCGTCGATCGCGCAGCTGATCGCCGTCTTGAATCATGCCGCGAACGCGGAGCCGGCGCGCTCCGATAAGCGGCCGATCTACAAACCGCTCCCGGCCCGCCAGGTGCAACGCCAGCGCCGCACGCGAATCGGTGTCGAGGAACTGGCGAAGATGTTCGCCTATGCGGCCGAGCCGGATCGTCAGCGCGGTTCGCTCCACGCGTTCCTCGTCGCTTCGGTCTGCACGATCGCGCGGCCCGGTGCCGTCGTCGACATCAACGTCGCGCCGGATCGCGAGCAGTGGTGGCCGGGTGCGCCGACGATCGATCTCAATCCTCAAGGTCGCACTCAGAACAAGAAGCACCGCGCCGTTCTGCCGGTGCTGCCGCTGCTCGATCGCTGGCTGCGCGAAGAATATGAGACGTACATGGCGCTGAAGGTAACCGATCGCGCCGGTCGGGGCTGGCTCGTGAACTATCACGGCCGCGCCATTCAGGATGTTGATCGCGCGTGGGATACGATGCTCACGAACCTCGACATGCCCGCCGGTCGCGAATGGCGTCCATACCTGCTGCGCCACAGCCTCGCGACGCTCGTCCGTAACACCGGCGCGGAGAAGTGGGATCTTGAAGGCTTCATGGGCCACCGCGCCGGAAGCCAAACCGAAGTCTACGCGATCGGCGAATTCCCGACCGTCGTGCGCGCCCTGAACGGCATCATCGCCAAGATCGAGAAGCTTGCTCCGGGCTCGACGCACCGGAACGCTACCGGAACCGGCATTGCCGAAAAGTCGACGGGAGATCGAAAAATGTGA